CCTATCTTCGATGCAGTGTTAGTCTGCTGCGATGCAGTGTTAGTCTGCTTGCGAGGGGGCGGAGGGGGCTTCTCATATGCGGGGTGACTCTTAATAGAGGGGCTACCAGCCAGTGGTAAATAGGCCAGCTCACCCTCTCCTATCTCAGCTCTACATTTATGACATGCTATATCCAGATTACGGCAGGCCTGCTGCCACTTTAGTGGACAGGTCATGCCACGCCGGCGTATACTAACTGTAGCGGTACGGGCGCAGTGCCTACGGCTTCTAGTTCTATCTTAGCATCGACTATGTTTACATTATTAAAGTGATAGGAGCCAGCTACTACTTTTGGTAGATTAATAATAGAGCTACCATTATTGATAACACTGAGGTTAACAGAACCTGTCTCACACGAGAGACCTATTACCTGTAGCGCAGTAATATCGATTAGATCAATCGATACTTCTGCGCCGGGGCTTAGGGTTAGAGTAATGGTGCGGGGCAGCGTGGTATCTGCAAATGTGTAACTAGCAGAGAGCTGTGTATACAATCTACCACGTGTACCACTAAATTCAACTGTATAATGCATTAATTTAATCCTTTATGCGACATCCAACGTACAATCTCGGCATCTCATTAGCCCTAATTCGATAGAGCCGACTAATATATAACACGTATCCATCCTCTATCTCGTAGCTAGTCCTTAGACCACTATTAGGCCTAAGGACTATATCATTTAGGTGGGGCCAATCACTATATATAGTAATTGGCACCTGATAGGGATTTGCTATATCCATATGCCACATTTCGCTACTCACTGATATCTCCTTTCTAATGCTTACAGTACGCCATACACCGATAGTATAACCATATTAACCACTAGCTACAATTCTATGCCAATTATACTATCGGTGAGTAAGGGGAGTCCTCTTACTTGTGCTGAACTCGACAATAACTTTCTAGAGGCTGCTAATCGCGCCAACCACACGGGAACACAGGCAGCCAGCACTATATACGATCTATCTGACACAGTGCGGGCGTTTGCATTTATTGCCGACATGCTGGCTGATATAGCCACTCTAGAGAATGAACTAGAGGAATTACGCGACGATCTATTCGGTGATGGTGAGTTACAGCAGATCATTGCTAACATACAGCAGTTAGTCAATAATCTAATTAATAACGTAGGTACTGTTGTAGGTGAGCTAACTATAATCCAGAACCTACAGGCATGCTGCGATACTAACACAACTGCCATCAGTGGTTTACAGTCTCAATTTACTACATTGAGTAACCAACTAACTGCTCAGATAGCCACCATCAATGCCACAGTCAGCGCTATAAACGACAGGCTCAATCTAGAGATACCCAAGATAGTAGCATTACAGAATACTGTAGGTAGTCTACAGACACAAATAACTAATCTATCAAACACTAAGGCTAATATAGACTGGGTTAACCAGGCCATAGCGGCTAGCTTCAGCCAGGCGGGTGCCCCAGTAGGTTCTATAATCATGTGGCCAGCAACGGGCTCTGAGCCGCCCTTACCGCCCTACCCTACTAATTGGATACCATGTCATGGGCAGACGCTCAGCAGGACGCAATACTCAGCGCTATTTGCGGTGATAGATACTTCTTTCACTAATTTTACGAATACTGATCCTACTACCTTTAACATCCCTAATATGCCGCGCTGGGGCGCGCCATCAATATATCCCGTCATCCCTTACGTCGTATACCTAATACGCGCGACCTAGCGACTCAGGAACTCATCTCGACCATTCTCGACTACACGTATGATGTGAGTAAGGTCGAATAGTGGATTAACGTCAGCTATACTATTAGCCCACTCATTAGCTATCACACGGTAGTTGATGTGGCCCCCCACTCGAGAACGAAGCTGGCACACATAGGCCATATGCTTATGAGAACCGCCTATACAGTATCGTATATTATGGGCTAGTGGTATACGATACTGTATAGCAGGGCCGCCCAGTGTCTCGTAATACTTATCCAACACCTCTCTATAGCGCTCAGCTATGGGGAGGTGCTCTACATAGAGTGGTAGAGTATAACCAGCATCTCCCCGTAATAGCTCTACATTAGTTAGAGCAGGAAAGTACCGCCATATACTGCGATGGCGATTGAAGTCGCGGGCCGCACCTACATCCATATAACCACTCATGTACATATGCGGGGCATTGAACTGAGTAGGTAATCTATCGTAATGCCGCCACGTAGTCAACTCCTCTCGCAGCGTAGCTAATAGTCTTCTACTAGTAGATAGGACTAGGGCCGGCCGATAGACATCATTCTGGAGTAATAGGGCCAGGTTACCAACGATATCGCAGTCTTGCTCCTGTACAATTACTAGCTTTGAGCGATAATATTCATTTCTCATATTAACAGTGAGAGATGACTGAGCCGCTCGCGCCATATTGACTAGACTAGCACTCAGGTCATGCCGGGCCTCTGCGTGACGTATGAGCCCAGGGGCACCTGCTACGTAGCCCTGGGCCTCTAGCTCAGGACAACCACCCAGTAGTTGCTTCAGCATGTGCCCAATGGCACTGTATAACTCATCGGGCCCCGAGTTAATTTGATTACTCAGTAGGTCACTGATGAATCGACTCCACGTCTCGGCATCCGATGTGATACCCAGACTAGTGCGGGCTCCCATAGGTAATAGATAACGCGTACAGTCCAGCGTACGGGCATCCAGCGCCTGTACCTGGCGTTTATCGCTCATGTCTACGTCGTAAGCGCGGGCCAATGCCTCTCGAGTGGGCTCATAGAGCTCCTCATATGCGCTGAATAGATAGTCCATTGACTTGTCATAGGATTCATCACTGACTCTATAGTAATCGCCCATCTTCTGATAACGAGTACTGCGTTCCTGCCCTGCTCCTAGAGGCATAGTATTGAACAGATAGAAGGCAAACCATAGGGGAATACCTTCAAAGCACACTGATAACGTGGCTAGGCCCTGTACACTACCGTGACCATAATTATAGAATATATTATGAAGACGTTTATCCGCATCTACTCCCCGTGCCTCATCGAGTAGATTCTCTACTGACTCAGCGCTGCGAGAATATCGTGCCATAGTATAGGCTATAGTGGCCTCATACCTCTGCCCCGGGCGGGCCACAGGACAGAGGACCTTAATATTGCGCTCAGTATCAGTAATACAGGCAAGCCCTAATTGACTATCATAATTATAATTCACCTACAAAGTCCTCGTGAATAAATATAAAACTAGAAGCACCTAAACACTAACTTAAGGATGTACTTAAAGGCATTAATTAATCTGAAGGATGCCCCATCAAACATGAATGTACCACAGAATGATAAGGCCTACACTATTCATTTAGCTCCGCACACTCTGGTTAAAGAAGCTCTACCGCAGGTCACTGATTTCCTATGGCAGAACACGTTTAGTCTGACTCTATTTATTATAATCTTTATTGGGCGATGGATATTCCGCAATCAGATAGAGCGTAGGTACGCTATACAAGATCTGATACGCCATGTTAGCACTATAGATAAGGACATCTATATCCTTGATCTACTCAACCAGATACGGATTACAACGGCGGCCGATAGAGTCTTACTCCACCAGTTCCATAATCCTGGTCGCAGTATATCTGGTCTTAAGTTCCTCAAGATGACGTGTACTCACGAGAGTCTAGCCCCCGGGATTAGCAGTATAGCTAATCTCTATAGACAGGTATTAATTAGCGACCATTGCTATGACCTACCTACTTTAGTGCAACACGCTAGTACCCGATCCTTTATGAAGACTGATGCTAACTCTATACTACTTAGCTTTAAGCAGCGGGCTCATCTAGATATAATAGGAGTGCGACATTTATATCAGCAACTATTATTGGATGATGATAGCCCTATAGCTCTCATTAGCGTCCACTTCATAGGGGAGGGGGGTACAGCTATGGATACCACGCAGGTGAATGATATAGTTAATATAGTGACCTATAATCTACTAGTCATCTAATGGACGCTGCTGTTTCTTCTCAGCGAGCCGCTGTTGGGCCTTCAGTCCGCCCCGACGACCTATCTCTCTCATGTGCTCTTTATTCTGAGCTGTCTTCTCACCACCGCGGCGCCCCATACTAGACGCTGTATCTGAATTGAACTTAGCCATACTTATTTACTTAATGTGATTAATTAGGTAGCCAGAATTAAATATAGGATAAACATAGGTTGGGCTTCAACCGTGACCTCAGCCGAACGGTTGAGGCATGAAGCCCAACACTCGTGTGGGTTACGCTACCGCTAACCTATCCTACAAATAATTATGCTCTCCTACCTAAGTAAATTACTATGGCCGTGAGCATGGCATTATGTGGGCGATTTCCTAACTAGGCTTACGGTGCTCTTAATTAGGTGCTGGACCAGTTGTTACTTATTGCCTAGTCCTTCAGTTTCGAGATTAATAGAAGTCGGTGGATTAGTCGGTGGACTAACTAATAATTGAGTAACTGATGGTACGAGGTCTGCGATAGCCCGCCACGCGTGATAGAGGCCCAACATACAGAGCACATCGCCGAGGCCCAACACCCCCGCTGCGTAAACAAGACGACCAATAATAACCGCCAGACTATAGGCCAATAACAAGCCGATAGTTACAAGCAGTGTACGGAACTGCACCTTGCCGAGTTTTTCCAATAGATAATTGATGAAATTCATAATAGTCATAGTCAATAAATTGTAATTGTGGTTTACGAGAACAGTATTATTCTACAAGCTCGTACGCGGCTTCTAGTTGCGATTCTACTAACTTAGCACATTCTAGTTGCTTTAACTTCTTCGCTATGTATAGTTGACCTCTAGCCGTTATAACAGTAACGCTATCGAAGATACCAGGTTGATGGGGGCGCTCTTTGCGGAACACCTCTGCTCTGGCAGCTAATATATGTCGCTGATAAGGTAATCGATTTGGCTTCATCATAATAAAGCGAATGTCACGCAACATATCGAAGAACGTTGTACGACCTACACCATAAGCTTTAGCCAAATCTCCTATTAGGACAGCATCAACGTCTCTGACTGTCAACGTCTCTGCTAATTTAATTAGTGGGGCTTGCTCTTCTAATGTAGCATTAACTTGTTCTAAGGTGATATTAGTTTGTTCTAATTCTAAGGCCAGGCGCCCCGCTTCGAGTAAGGCCTCACCATAAGTAGTAGGTATCTTGAAATCACTAACAGAAT